TACCGGCGAACCCGCCAGGTCCTCGTCGCCGTTACTGGTAACGCTCCACTTCTTGACGCCGGGGTCGACCATGTACAGCCGCTTACTGCCAAAGCCCACGGCATAAGCAATGGCCGCCTCGTCAGTGGTACCCGGCCCGTCGATCAGGCCAATCGCCTCCAGCTTATCCGCCAGGGTATCCATGGCGGTGGCCACCGCCTTGGTGGCCGAATGTTTGGGTGCCACCAACAGCCGTGGGTGCTGGTTGAACAGGCTTTTGGCATCGAGCAAGGCCTGCAGGCCGCTGCGCTTGCCATCGGCCGCCACGCCGCCAATCACCGAACTGGTGATGGTGGCCGCAGTGCCGGCAGAGGTGACACCTACAGCGATGATTACGGCCTTGGCCTGATCGAGAATCTGCAGGCAGGCTTTGGTCAGCGGCGAGTTAGGGCCGAACGCCGCCACGGCCTCGCGGTCGCTGACGACCTGCACCGGCGTATTGGGCTCAGCCAGGCCGACCCCTGGGGTGTAAACGTCGACAATGCCGATCACCGACGACGAGGGCACGCTGATGGTGCGCCCCCCCAAAATGACCAGCGAGGTGGTCACGCCATGGAAAAAGTTAGCCATAAATGCTCCCCATAGAAACGAAAAAACCGCCAATGGGCGGTTGAGTTGAACAGCTGGAAATGTGTTGCGCGTTAGCCCGCGCGGAAGCCGATGGCGAACCAGTACAGCGCGAAGTCCTGTACCGAATTCGCCCACTCGCCAATCATGATGTTGAAACTTTGCCCGGTGGTTTTTCCCTCCATAATCGCCGGGGTCAACGTGGCCGCCGGCACCCCTGGGTTGCTCTTGTGGTAGATCACCGGAATGACAATGAACGGCGCCGCCGAGAACCCACCCGAGTGGAATCCCACCTGGTACTCGGTGAACTGGCTGGGCAAGTCCCCCACGTTCAAGCGTCCCCACTGGGCCATAAAGCCGTTGTCGGTGTCCCAGTAGAAACCGTTCTGCGCCCCTGAGAACTGCGAGCGAACCGCCGCATTCAGCGCATTTCTCGCCCCGTCAGGCGTGTTGCCCCCGGTACCGCCCCGATGGATAGGCAGAATGCCGCTAACCAGCTTGCTAACGTCCATGCCTGCCAGGCCCAGGGCTATCGACAGATTCTGCGAGCCGTCAAACACCCCCCGCCCGGTTACATCACCGGTGAAACTCACCTCGCGCGCCGTCTGCAGCCTGGTCGCGGTGCCAGCGTTGCCCGTGGTCGGCCGGCTCAGCGTACCGGTGGCGATCTTGGCGGCATCCAAGCTGGGGATATCGGCAGCCGTCAGCGCCGCGCCCTCCAGCACCAGGCCCTTGGCGCTGACCCGCACCTTGGGATAGGTACCAGCCCGCACCCCCGTGCTCTCCAGACTGAGGGCAATCGCCACATCCTGAGCACCATCGAACTGGCCCTGACCGCCCACATCACCGGTGAAGGTGAACACACGCGCCGCCTGCAGCTTGGTCGCGCTGCCGGCGTTGCCCGTGGTCGGTCGACTCAGCGTGCCGGTGGTGATCTTGGCCGCGTCCAGGCTGGGGATATCGGCAGCCGTCAGCGTCGCCCCCTCCAGCACCAGGCCCTTGGCGCTGACCCGCACCTTGGAATAGGTACCGGCCTGCACCCCGGAATTGGCCAGGGTGACATTGATCGCCGCGTCACCGGCGCCGTTGAACTTGGCCGCACCGGTGGCATCACCCTTGAGCGAAATGGTGCGCTCGGTGGCCAGTGCGCGGGCCGTGGCGGCCTCGCCTTGGCTGATAGCCTCCTGCACCACTGCCAGGGTGGCCGTAACCGTGTTGGGGTCCTGCAGAATCTGCACGTTGGCGGTGCTGCTGACCTGAATCAGCAGGCGGATCACCTGAGTGCGGCCGCTGCCTTGCTCCTGCAGCGGCTTGAAGGTCGCGGGGTAGCTGGCCACCGCAACCAGCACCCCGGCGTCGTCGTACAGGCCGACCTCTCGCACCCACCAGCCGCCGACCTCCGGCAGCAGGATGCCCTCGGCCACAATCACGGGCTTGCCGCTCTCCACCGAAAGTCGGTTGAGTTTGACCCGGAACACCTCGTGAATCAGTTTTTTCTGCAGCTTAGAGGGCAGCGGCGTACTGCCGTTGCCATCCCCTATCGCCATGGTATTGATCTTGAGGGTGGTCTTGGTGGCGATGGCTTTCGCCAGCGCAGCCGCGCCCGCGTCAGTCAGCATGGCGACGTAAATCGCGTCTGTTTCTGCCATTGGTTCGCTCTTGAAGTAAGGGGCCTGCCCTCGCGGCAGGCCGTGAAGCGCTAAGCGGGCACTGGCCCGCCGTAGATGTTCGCCCCCGCACCCAAGGTCCGGTACTGGATGTACAAGCCCAGCCCGCGCAGGATCTCCCCGGCCCAAAAGCCAAAGAACATGCCGTTATCGGTACCCAGGCGCGGGTCGGGGGTCCAGCTGCCATTCATGGCATGACCAGGAATGGGCGTTACCGTGTAGTACGTCTGCAGCTCGTCCATGCACGCCTCAATCAGCACATCCAGGTCAGCCACCTGGCTGCCGGCCATCGCCGCCAGGCAGGCGCCGGCCAGCCACAGCCCGGTCATGTGTCCGGTGAAATCGTCCTCCACCGGCTTGGGCACGCTGTTGGTGGGGAAGTCGGTCGGCAAGATGCCCTTGGAGTCCTTGACGAACTTCACCAACCAGCGCAGCCAGTTCTCGGCGTAGGCGACCAGCTTGGGCGGTACGGGCTTGCCCCGGTGTACCAGCTCATACCAGGCCCTGCAGGCGCCCATCATTGCCCTGGGCTGGTATCCGGCCCATGCGTTGCCATCGCCCCAGTGGTACTGGGTCCAAGTGTCGGCCGGGCCGTAGCGGTAGTTATCCCAGCGGTTCCAGATGTACGCCGCTGCACCAGGTCCGAGGACGCCGAATTTCTGCTGGTACCACTGCTGCGAGTCGTACAGGAAATCAATCATGTTCCCCAGCTCGACGCTGTACGTCTCCGGGTCCAGGCAAAAGATCAGCGGGTATTGATAGCCGGGGTATGGCATGCCGTGCCAGGCGCCAATCTGCTCGGTGCCGTCCGAGTAGATATTGGAAAACGGAATCACCCCAGGGCTGTAGGCCAATGAGTCGTTGCGATAACCAACCACCGTGCAATCGCCAACCAGCCCGCGAAACGCCTGCTGACCGTTAAGGGTCAGCCGGTAAAGCATCGTGTAGCCGTCCACTCCGTCGTACAGGTCGGGCAGCTCGTTGATGCAGTAATACTCAAACGTCAGGTTCGTGTCGGCGTCGTTGTCCAGCAGAATATCCATTTCCGCCAGCTCGTCGTAGTTCGGCGCTGACGGATTCGGCCGGCCGGCCGCGTTGGGCTGGTAGCCTGACAGCGTGCCGTCCTGGGGGCGGATCTGCACAGTGGAAAACGCGCCATCCGTGGCCGGCAGCATCCACCACCACCGCCAGCCGTCCTTGTCCTGAATACGGACGTTAAAATTGCCGTCCGCTCGGTAGGTAATGCTTTTGAGCGGCGCCTTTTTGCTCGGCTGCAGGTAATTACCGATCACATACCACCCGCCATTGCCGCCACCTGGGAAGAACGAGCGCACCACGTTGCCCGCGCGCCCGGGAAAGATCACCGGCACATGCCGCTCTTGCGACGTAATGTCAGCCGAGTGCACCACCGCGCGCAGGTCCGCCATGATGAACTCGGACCCATCATCCTTGGCCACCCGGTAGAACTGCGACAGCGGGATATCGTGCTGCAGTACCTGCCAGCTGGAGGTCGATTCCGGCAGCATGTAGCAGTAACGAGTGCCGGTGTTTTCGACTTTCTCCGGGGCAATCGTGACCTCGACCTTGGCAGTCAGCGCGCCATTAGCCCGGTCGACCCCGCCGAAGCAGGTCCGCACCTTGGAATCCTTGCCGACGCGGAACCACACCGATTGTTGCTCGATGGACACCTGGGCGGCCACATCGGTCTGCAGCGTGATGTAGCCCTGCGAGTCGCGGCCGTACTCCCGCTTTGCCTCGCTGGGGTAAGCGAACTCGTAAGAAATGCCGTCTGTAAACGGCGTGGCGGCCACTGTGCTCTGCCGAAAAAACCGGTCGGTCGAGTCGATCAGGGTGTACTCATGCGCCGTATACAGGCAGGCGTCCATGGCTTTCTTGTAGCGTTCCTCGCCGGTGATACGCCACAGCAGATAACAGGCGTCCATGTACCACAGCTCGCCGTCTGCAGCGTTGCCCATCTGGTTGACCCCGCCCAGCAGCGGTACATGCAGCGGGCGGTTGTGCTGCACCGCGTTGCGCGGGATCAGGTAGCCGCCATGCTCGACCGGTTGCCGGGTGGCGTAGTTGAACAGGTGGGTACCGTTTAGGCTGGTGTCCTTGAGTTGCACCCGGCCGATATCGGCGCCGGTATGCCCGTCTGATAGCACCTTGCCGTCGACGGTGATTTTCTGGCCGGTGTGGGCAATGATCCAATCCACCTCATACACCGTGCCGTCCTTGTCCCAGTCGGTCGAGCCGTCTTCGCGAAGTGCGCGCACGCCGGCATTGATCGCGCCCCAGGCCAGCGCACCGTCGAAGGCAAACGTCGCCTTGTCCAGGTACTCGCCCCAGTGCGGCGCACCATGCGGAATCGACAGGGCGCCATTGGTGAAGGCGAACGGCACGCCCTTAAAGCCGCTGTGCGTCGGCTCGACCGGGTCCACCGGCCAGTTGGCCAGCACCGGCTCCTTGGAATTGATGATCCAGTTACAGATACGGCGCTGCGGCGTGTCAGGGATCGGCTGGCCGGCATAGAAATACTTCTCGTAGGCCTCCCAGTGCCATATGGCGGCCTCCAGATAGCGCAGGTCCTGGGTGGCCAGGTAGGCATGGGCATAGCCCAGCACATGCAGCGCCTGGCCCTCGGTGGTACCGTCGCCGTTGGGTTGGTACTCCATCTGCGAATGGGCGATGAAATGCCGGTTGTTCGACAGCA